GACATGGACGGGCTGGGCAAGGGCGTGGGTGACCGGCTGGCCGAGCAGGGGGTGCGGGTCCTGGAGATGCGGGGCAACGCGACGCCGATGGAGGAGAAGCACCGCTGCTCGAACCGGCGTGCTGAGATGTACGCCCAGCTTGCCGACCGCCTGGATCCAGCCCAGCACGGCGAGGCGTTCGCTTTGCCCGACGACCGGGAACTGCTCGACGAGCTGGTGGCTCACGAGAAGCTGTGGCGTGGCAGCGACGGGTTGAAGTTCGGCCTGCAACCGAAAGACCGCCGACCGGGTCAGACGTTCAACGGTCGGACGCTGCGCGAGAAGCTGGGCCGGTCGCCTGACAAGGCTGACGCCGTGGCGTACTTGTTCCAGGCAGTCCGCACTCCGCTGTCGACGATGGCCGCGTGGGTCGAGGCCGGGGCGTTCTAGGGAACTTGGCAGAAGTTCGCCGAACTTGGCAGAAGTCGGCGTGGCCGGATCCGCCAGCGTGTCAACAGTCTGTTGACAGCGTGTCAACAGCTGTTGACAGCGTGTCAACAGTCTGTTGACAGATGACCAGAAACTTTCCAGATTGTTGCCATCGGGCTTGCTATCCGTTCTGCAATAGCCGATACTGTGGACATGGAGAACACGACAACCACAAACGCAAACGGGAACGAAACCATGAACATCGACCACGCAGCCTACCAGACGAAAACCAAGACGATGACCGACGCCGAACTCCGGTACACCATCAAGGACGCGACCGGGGCGATGACCGCCAACCCGACCGGACACAAGGCCGGATACTACGCTGACGAGGTCAACTACTGTGCGATGGAGTTGAACCGGAGAGACAACTGACAACCAACCACCCGCCGGGGGGCATCCCGCTCCCCGGCCTGACCAGGAGAGAAACGATGAACGACATCCACACCATCAACGACTTTATGAACGCAGTCGCCGAGGCCATCAGCGACCACGACGCCGACACCATCGAGCGACTGGGATACGTCGTCGAGCAGTGGCTCCAGACCGACGACGAGCGAGCCGCTCAGAACGCCCTGCTCAACGCCGCCTCCGAAGTGATCGAGGAACTCATCCAAGCCGAAGCCTACGCCATTGAGCAGAGCAAGCAGACGGCCCGCGCGAACATCGACGCCGCTCCGACCCGCGTGTTGCCCGAGATGGTGGAATGCGACTGTGGTCACGAGTGCGGTGCGGCAATGGTCATGTCCGCCAGCTTGGGGACATCCTGTCCCGACTGCTACGACACCCTGAGCGACTGATCTGGGCAACGCCCCGATTGGGACACGTTGACCGGCGGACGGTGTGGCCGATAGGATGCGGCCATGCCGCCAGCTTCCGTTGACGACCGAGTACGTCGGGACGCGGCCCACCTGCCCGATGAGTTGCGCGGGTCGGTCGTGCTGTTGCGGTTCGCTGAACCGATCAGCCGGATCCACTCCCACCACCTGATGCGTGTGCGGCTGACCCAGGCGATGCTCGACGACGGTGAGGCCGGGGCGTACCGGGCCGGGGTGGTGCAGCCCCACCGGATCGGGCAGCGATCCTGCCGTGCCTGCAAGCAGCCCAGGCGGCAGATCGCCCCGACCGAGCAATGGTGCGAGAACCCGGCCTGCCGGATGCACCGCCGCCGGATCGAGTGTGGCCCGTTAGCCGGTGTGCTGAAGCTGTTGATCGCTGACGAGTTCGTCGAACCGGACGGGCGGCTAAATCGGGTTGGTCTGATCCTCGACCGGCGGTACAATGACCGCGTGCTGGCAGGCGTGTACCGCGCGGCGGGGTTGCTGTGCGACGAGCTGGGCTGGAGGCTCCGCTGATGTGGAATTGGTTGAAGACCCGCCGGACGTTGCAGCGCGACAATGAGATCCTGGCCGCTCAGTTGCAGGCCGCGACGCCTACCGTGTACGACCGTCTGGGGATGGGGCAGGGCAGCGGCGGATACGGTGCGATGATCGGCTTCGGTGGGCCGGACGACGGCAGCGACGCCGAGATGGTGCGCCACTTCCGGTTGTGGAACTACGTCGCCATCAGCCGGATCTGCTACAAGATCGCCGAGGCGTTCCCGAACGTCAGCCGGATCATCACCGACGATGACGAGGAACGGCAGCGGCTGACGGTGTCCCAACGTCAGCACATCCGCCAGCGGTACGGCTCGGTGATGCAGGCGCACGAAGACCTGGAGCCGGTGGCCGAGGCACACCCGTTGCTGCGGCTGCTGCACTCGGTCAACCCAGAGGACTGGTGGGGGACGTTCATCTACGAGACGGTGATGTTCTGGCAACTGACCGGGCAATTCTACTGGTGGGTCATTCCCAACAACGCCGGGCTGCCGGGCGAGCTGTGGGTGCTGCCGACCCAATGGGTGCAGGCGAAGTATGACAAGGAAGGCGCGTTGATCGGTTACGAGGTGACGCCGGACGGCGACGCCAGACGCAAGTCGCTGATCCCTGCCGACCAGATCCTCACCGGCAAGCACAAGTCTCCGATGGGCAAAGAGCAGGCGCACAGCCCGACCCAGGCGGGCAGCCAGTGGATCGACAACAGTGAGAGCATCGAGGCCGCCAGGTGGCAGACGTTCCAGAACGGCCCGCTGCCCAGCGTCTCCATCGAGCTGGATCCAGAGCATTACGCCAAGCCGGATCCCGACGTTCTGCGTGCGGTCAAGGAGCGGTTCGTTGCCCGGTACGGCGGGACGGCCCGAGCGGGTGAGCCGATGATCGCACCGCCTGGGATGAAGGTCAGCCCGTTCTCGATGAAGCCGAGCGAGATGGACTTCCCCGACACGATCGACCAAGTGCGGGATCAGGTGCTGGCGTTGCACGGCGTGCCCAAGGTCATCGCCGGTATCACGACCGACGTGAACCGCTCGACGATCTACGGGGCCAACCTGATATTCTGCGAGTCGACGGTGAACCCGCTGCTGTCGCTGTTGGCCGGGATCATGAACGAGAAGCTGGCTCCGCGCTTCGGCGAGGGGCTGCGCATCTGGTTCGACGACGCCCGGCCTGCCGATGCCGAGGAGGAACGTGAGGAGACCAAGCTCGACTGGCAGATGGGTGCGATCACTCCCAACGAACGACGGTCCGAGCGTGGCCGTGAGCCGATCGAGGACCGGGCAGCCGACAGCGCGTACATCCCGCTGGCGATCCAGCCGGTGGGCGGCACCGCCCTGGAAGAAGAGATCAGCGACGACATTGCCGACGACAACCCGGCGGGTGACGAGACGGACGACCCCGACGAGACGTTGGAGGACATGGAGGAGAACGAGGCGGCGCGGTTCAATCTGAGACCATCACGCAACGGAGCGAAGACCAATGGCGAAACTAGAAGGCGCGGTGACGGGTTCGATGTCCGAAGGAACGGCCGAGGCTCAAACGGTCAAGCAGTCAAAGAAACCAAAGTGCTGCGACCCACGGCAGGGGAACTGCACGCGGAAGGACTGGCACGCCCTGCTGGCAAAAGGCGACAAGGACGACAAGGAATCCTGACGCCCCGGTCGGTGTGGCAGGCTCGTCGGATGGAGCGGGTGTTCAAGGCGTGGCAGAAAGTGCGCAACGCCCAGGAGGAGAACATCACGCTGGCCATCGGGATGTACTTCGAGAAGATGGCGGTGCGGGCTGGCGAGCGGATGGAGGGGATGCTGCGAACCGACCAGCCGTTCATCTCCGACGAGCTGTGGGTGGATGCCGACGTGGACCTCTGGGTTCAGTACGTTAGCCCGGCGATCATCACGGCGATGCTGGCCGGGAACAAGCTGGAGATGACGCAGCTTGGGATCGAGATGCCTGAGCCAGAAGAGCTGGTCGCTGCCAGTTTGGTTGGTGACAGAAGTGTCACCCAGCGGGAGCCGATCCGCCGGGCGAACCGGGATGAGTTCTTTGAACGCTACCCCGGCACGCCAGATATTTTCGTCGAGATGCCGCCCGAGGTTCAGGAGGACATCGTCCAGTATCTGAAAAGGCGAGAGATCCCCGACTGGCAGGAGATCAGCAACACGCAACGCAAGAAGGTCGAGAAGCGGATCGCCACGGCGTTGGAGGAAGGGTGGTCAGGAAGGGACATGGTCAAGGAAATCAAGTCGATCATCAGGACCGGAGCCTACAAGGGTCAGGCCATGACCATCGCCCGCACCGAGGGCACGTCGGCGATGAACCACGCGGGCCAGACGGTGCGAGACCTGAACGCCATCCCGAACAAGATGTGGATCAGCACGCTGGACGCCGAGACACGCAGGAAGACGTTCAACCACATCGACCCGAACTACCAGACAAGGCCGAATGCATCCCCGTTCGATGTGAGCGGTGAGCAGCTCATGTATCCCGGCGACCGTGCAGCCAGCGGCGGCAACATCATCAACTGCCGGTGCGACAGCAGCGGGATGATGGACATCTAATGCCGTACCCTTTGGACGACGAGGGCCGGGTGCCGTTCATCCGGCGTTGCATGCGAGACGCGGAAGCACGCGAGACATTTCCTGACGATGACCAACGAGCCGCGTTCTGTTACGCTCAGTGGGACGAGGGTCAGGGCTACGGCGGCAAGAAGAAACGCAAACGGAGGTCACGGAAGATGGCTGTCCAACCCAAAGCAGAAGAACGACACGGTGCGTTCCTGACCCGGTGCATGGCTGACGAGGGGATGGCCGAGGAGTACGAATCGGACGGCGAGCGTGAGGAAGTGTGCGAGCTGATCTGGTCGGAAGCCGAAGCACCGAAGGCCGAGGGGGAAGGCGAAGACGTGCCCGAGGAGTACGCCGCCAGGACGCAGGCCGAGGATGACGAGAACCCGCCCGAGGGTGAGGATGAGCCGCGCGACAAGTGGATCGCCGACTGTCTGGTGGATCCCGACGTGGTGGCCGAGATCCCCGACGACGAGAAGCGGCTGGCCCATTGCGAGGAATCCTGGGCTGCTCACAACGAGGACGAAGGCGATGACCTGGAGGAAGAGGAGCAGGCGTTCGGGGTCGGGCAGGGAGTCGTGCCGTACAAGGCGACTCCGGCTATGGCAGAGGATGCCGGGTGGGATGGCGACGCAGCACGCAAGAGCCTGGAGGGGTGGGCGTCCGGCGGTGGCGACCTCGACCTGGACAACAGCGGCCAGCGATCCAAGTACGAGCAGGGGTTCACGTTCGTCCACGGGGACGGGACGACGCTCGGCGAATACTCGCTGCCGCACCATGAGGTCGTCGGCGGCTCATTGAAGGTGAACCGGCACGGCGTCAGCGCGGCCATCGGTGCGATCAACGGCGGGCGCGGTGGCGTGGACATGAGCGAGAGCGAACGGCGTGGCGCATACGACCACCTCGCCAAGCACCTCAAGGCGATGGACCTGGAGCCGCCGGAGTTCAAGCAGTCGGCGATCCGCATCCTGACCGGCGAGGAAGTGATGCGGGCGGCGAGCGATGCCGAGCGGTTGCCCACCGGCTACCTCCAGCACTGGTCCGACGAGACGGTTGTACAGAGTACGCAGCCGACGAAGATGTCAGCCGACTTCATCGTGCTGACGCGGCAGCGTGAGCCGAACCGTCATGGCAACATCGTCCAGATCGCTGATGGCGAAAACGGGCGTGGCCTGATGCTCGACCACTACAGGACGAACCCGATCGTGATGTTTGACCACGGCCTCAACACCACCCTGCCTATCGGGACCAGCGAGGGGCCGGACGGGAAGCTGAACGTGCGGCTGACGAAGAACCGGGCCACGGCTCGAGCTTACTTCAGCCAGTCGCTACCAGAGGCGGCGACGATCTACGCCCTGATCGACGAGGGCATCCTGCGGACGGCGTCGGTGCAGTTCCTGCCGAAGCGGGCACGGAAGATGGCTGTCAAGCAATCGCAGGACTTCGGCGATGATGAGGTATCACTGGTGGACGGCATCGGGCTGGACTACACCGAGAGCGACCTGCTGGAGTGGTCGGTGGTCTCGATCCCGGCTGACCCTGGTGCGGTGCGTCGGTGCCTGGACCGGGGCCACGTCAACGGCGAGGCCATCACGATGTCGCTGATGCCGGTGATGAAACAGATGGGCGGACCCGTGCCAGTGTGGTCGCCGGGCTGGTCGCCTGAACGCCAGCACGTCATCTCGGTCGACGAAGACGAGACCAGTGTGACGGTGAAGTACGAGCGACACCGCGAGGACGAGGAGCAGGTAACCGACGTTGACACAGAGAAGCCGATCCAGACAATTGACTACGAGGCCGTCGCCACCCAGCTCGAAAGCGAGCGGAAGCAACGGCAGAAGATCGAGGGAGTTACGGAAGCCGTCAAGGCAGCCCTGGAGCCTGTGGCCGCTGAGATGGAGAAACTGGAATCCAAGCTGACACGCCTGACCGGATAGGTCGCACACCCAAGGAGATCACGGATGACTGACGAAAGAATCGACGCGACCGACGACGTGCAGCAGGTCGTGGACGCGGTGAAATCGACAGTGGACGAGCAGGTTGCCCCGCTCATGGAGCGGCAGTCGGCTCTCGACGAGAAGCTGGAGGAGCTGGCACAGCCGTCCTCTAACGCCAGCCAGTTGTTCGGCGGCGGGTCGGCAGCGGGTCACGTCGGGCCACAGACCGGAAGCCAAGGATACAGCTTCCTGCGGGCACTCGGTGTGCGGCAGGGGTTCCTCAAGCCTGAGGAAGCGAAGTACGAACTCGACGTGAACAACCGTCTGCGCAAGCACTATGTCGAGCAGGGCGGCATGACGCTCTCCGGTGCGAACTCGATGCTGGTTCCGCTCGGTTCGTCTCACATCGAGAACCTCGACAGCGGGCTGGGTGGCGAATTGCGTCAGGCAATGGCTCAGTCTGTCACCGGTCAGGACGCGGACCAAAGGAACTGGGTCGCCCAGAAGATCGGCGGCACTGTCGGTCAGGCGATCAGTTGGTCAAGTGACCCGGCTGGTGCGTTGGTTGCCAACGCTCCGCTCGGCGAACTCATCGAGCTGATCCGGGCCAAGTCGGTGCTTGATCAGGCCGGTGCGACGGAGATCAGTCTGCCGCCCAACGGCAAGATCGACTTCCCCCGTCACACCAGTGGGCTGACCGCCTATTGGGTTGGCGAGAACGCGGCGATTACCGCGAGTGAGATGGGAACCGACACCCTCTCGCTGACCGCCAAGAAGCTCGGCGGATTGGTGAAGCTCCCCAACGAGCTGATCCGATACGCGACTCCGAGCATCGAGGCGTTCGTGCGGAACGATCTTGCTACCACGCTCGCACTGAAGGCCGACCGGACGATGCTGGACGGCAATGCCACCTCGACTGCACCGGGAGGCATCATCACGACGAGCGGCATCAACGCTGTGACGGCGACAACTGTCGCCACCAACGGTAACACGTTCGGTCCGGCTGATCCCGGTCGGTTGGCGGCTGCGATTCTTGACGACAACTTCGACACGAGTTCCGCAGCATTCCTGATGCGGCCAGAACTGTTCGTTGGTCTCTACAACTCGCGATCCGATTCTGTCAGCGCGGCTGATGGGCTTGGTCCGTTCATGTTCGCGACCAACCGTGGCCAGATCGAGAACGGTTTGCCGCCGCGTCTGTTCGGCCATCCGGTTTACGCCTCGACGCAGGTCAACAACGTCCGCGCAAAGGGTTCGGGCGACGACCTGACCTACGTCCTGTTCGGCGTGTTCAGCGAGTGGCTGATCGCACGGGCTGGTGTTCTGGAGTTCGCCACCTCGACTCAGGGCGACACCCCGTTCGCCAACGACCAGA